TCCAGCAGGCATACCCACAAAAGGAGCATATTTCTACCTTGCCACGTGCGCATAGCCGCATTACCACAACGGAAAGAGCACTCCAGGACTTACCACACGTACTTTTGCGCATAGGTCGTCACCAGTGCGGGCGTGTCCCCTGAAGCTACCTGACAATGCTCTTACCTGTTGTGTGCCCATTATTAATCACACCGGGCCAGTGCGCCGAATTCATTGACAAGGAGTCGGAAGACCTTGCTGGTGTTTAGCCGTTAGGCTACTGCCAGATACATTTCTTCGTTTGCATTTATCTTTGTGGTCAGTTTCTAAAAACCCGCAAAGTCGCACCGAAAACTATCTGCCATTAAATCTACACCACCAATCAAAACCTGTCAACATGATATAATGCGATTGTTTAGCTAAACGGAGAGGATTCTAAACATGGCTATTTGTGCAAATGATAACGGCATCATCACGGGTCGCCAGTCGCTCATCGAGCTGGCTGATGGCTGCTGGGATGCTGCGCCAGCAGAGGAAGACTGGAAGTTTTTTGCTCCCATGACCTCAAAAGGCGTCGACTTCAGCCCAAGCACCACCACCTCAGAGGCTGATGATGGCGATGGCTTTGTCGCGACGCTGGTCACTACCGCAGACCTCACCATTTCCGGTGATTTTGAAGTTCGTAAGGCTGACAAGGCTGATGAGTATGGCGTGCACAACCTCATCAAATACTTTGTCACCGAAGTAAAAGCGCGTCGCCAGCCATCACTGTGGGTGCGTCAAACCACCGGTAATACCGTTGTCGTGGCTTACTGCAACATTACCGCACTGAGCTACGATGGCGGCACCAACGACATTATCACCGGCTCAGTTGAGTTCAAGCCGTATGATGGCTCTACCGTTGATGTGTCCAGCATCGAAGATTTAACGCTGACTACTGATATCAGCAAAACCCAAAACGTTGCTCATGGCACCGCTCTGACGCTCGGTCCGGTAGTTGCGGCTGGCGGTGTCGAGCCTTATACCTACCAATGGTATAAAGGCACTACGCCGATCAGCAGTGCTAATACCGACGCGTTCACCAATACCAATGCCGTCGCAAGTGATGCTGGTACGTACTTCTGCCGCGTGATGGACTCGGCAACCAGCCATGATTACGTTGACTCAACCAAGTGTGTTGTTACCGTTACGGGATAAAGAAAACCCCCGAAAGGGGGTTTATTCTGTTCTGACATATCTAAAAAACAACTTATCTTGAGATATCATCTTTAATTTGCCATCTCGCTCCATTCTTCTTGCTATCCTCCGCATGTTACTATGCGAAGATTTAAATTTATGGACATAAATCCAGCCGTAATATTCAATCATTTCGTTCACATGGCTTTCTTTTTTTATTTTATGAATCGCTCTCATTATCACGCCTTCCTCGTCTTATTTTTAATCGCCCACAAAATCAGATTAGCCATAAACTCAGATCGCTTTAAGTGAATGGCAATCGCGCAATTAATGTCAATGCGCTGTCCGGCATAGGCGGATATGACATCAGCATCTGTTTGGTCAACCACCATTGGTTTTCTCCCGCAACATCATACACACTCATCAAGCTGACGGCGCAACATGCATAGCGCGCCATGCGGCATAAACTGATTAGCCATGCCATCGAATATCTGGCGGTTTAATTTATTATCAATTCGCGGCCTGATTGCTGACCAGCACGCGCGTATTGATTTGTTAACCTGGCGAGACTCCATCATGGCAAACTTAGTTGCTAGTTCAATTGTTACCAAGGCGTCAAGGTATTGCTCGCATGCATAGCGGTTCTCATCGTCCGCTGACTCCCTCAAGCCTGTAAATTCACCATCAGAATGATCGCCATCATCTTCACCTACATATTCAATATCCATCAAGCTCTCCTGGTTTTATTCTTTATACCACACAAAATCAGATTGGCGATAAACTCAGCGCGTCGCAGGTGAATTGCTATCGCGTAGTTTATATCGATGCGTTGGCCTGCATATGCAGATATCACATCTTCGTCGTCTTTATTGACTGGCATTTTTAATCCTCAACCACTACGCCAATCTTAGCCAGTAACAAAATCGCCTTTACGCGGGCCTCATCATAGGTAAACCCGCAATCAACGTACAGGTCGATGTAAAATCTCAAATCAGCATCTGTTTCGCTCATCTTATGCGCTCCTTATGGCTTACAGAATCAATCTACGTCAGCTTTGCACGCCCTGTCAATGGTATAATTACGTCATTATGAAAACAGGATTTAGACATGAGACAACGCACACCGCTAACAGAAATCGGAGAAATGCGCATCTCCCTGGATGACAAGTCTTTTTTCTTCAAACCATCATTTGCGGCGATGAATGAGCTTGGCTCACCAAAAGAGATTGTCGAGCTGTATGCTACGCTTAATGGCTATGAATACGCGGCTGTACTTGGCGCCATTCAGTCATTGCCATACGGCGCACAGATTCAGGTGGCAAAAATCCTGTCGCGTCCCGCCTATGGCAAGAAAGTGCTCAGCGCCGCCTGCCTCATCATGCAGTCCTGTTGCGATGATGATATCTCGGTTCTCATTGGGTCATGGAAGCCGACTCTGCGCGGTGTGAAGTACGTCACCGGAAGAATGCCAGTAAATGACATTATTATTATTGCTCGCAACCTGATGGAACATGGCATCATCGGAAAGTCTCCGCTCAAGGTTCCTCAGCGCTCGGAAAACCAAAAGCGCACAACCAGTGAGTTGAGAATGTCGGATTACATCATCTCAGCTCGCACCCATTTCGGAATCACCCGCGAGGAAGCCGAAGACCTGACCATGACCGAGTATCAGCAGATGATAAAATCAAAATACCCGGAACCGGAAGGCATGACGCGCGAGCAGTATGATGCGTCCTATGAGCGGGCTAAGCTGAATAAACAGAAACTGAAAGAGAAAGCCGCCAGAAAGGCCGCTAAAAGCAAAGGAGCAAAATAATGGCAGAAACAGTTGGCGGCATTATCTATGAGGTTGGCATTGACACATCCCAGCTAGTGGCTGGCAGTCGTGAATTGCAGTCAATGCTAAATGGACTTAGCGGGAACATGGGGCGACTTGAGGCCAGTGTAAACAGGACAGAGCGCTCTATTGGATCGATGGAACGAACAATGTCCAGCCTTTCTGGCGTTGCCAAGGGATTGTTCGCGGCGCTTTCTGTGCAACAGGTTGCGAGTTACGCCGATGCCTGGACTGAACTAAATAACAAGGTAGCTAACTCGGTTCGTACTGGAGAGACGCAGACCGAAGTTATGCAGCGGATCTTTGATGTTTCACAAGCAACCCAGTCATCCCTTAACGGCACGGCGACTCTTTACGCCAGACTTGAGCGAGGAACCAGGGCGTACAACACCAGCGCGGAAGATTTAGTCCGCCTGACCACTATTATCAACCAGGGGTTTGCAGTATCCGGTGCAACAGCTCAGGAAGCTGAGAACGCAATCATTCAGCTATCACAGGGTATCGCTTCCGGCGTTCTGCGCGGCGAGGAGTTTAACTCAGTGTCAGAGCAAGGCAGCCGCCTCATGGTAGCTCTGGCTGATTCGATGGGTGTTTCTATCGGTCAGTTGAGGGCTATGGCCGCTCAGGGGCAGCTAACAACAGACGTTGTAGTTAAGGGGCTTCTGTCACAAGGGGATGCAATCGGCAAAGAATTTGCCAACACCACCGTCTCAATCGCCAAGGGATTGCAGGTAGCCGGTAACAACGTAACGAAGTTCTTTGGCGAAAACTCGACGGTTAAATCATTTGCAGCAGGGTTCCGAGACTCTGTCATCACAATAAGTGAGAACCTTGAGACGCTGAGCGGCGCCCTTATCATTGTAGCTGGCATAATGGGAAGTCGGTATGTTGGCGCGCTGGCTATGGCTACTGCTGCGAAAATATCAGATATAGCAGCGTCAAGACAACAATTAATGGCCGAGAACCAGCAGGCACAATCAGCGCTTGTGGCTGCAAATTCCGCGCGGAGGAAGGCGCTGGCTGATAAAGAGGCGGCGCTATCATCTCTGGCGCTTGCTCAGGCTGAATATAACGTAGCAAAAGGCAGCGCAGCCGAGATGCTGGCGCTTGATGCTCTGGTTGCGGCAAAATCAAGAGCGAGCGCCGCGTCACTATCCCTTGCTCAGGCTGAAAACGCACAGGCTGCCGCATCAGCGAGAGCAGCATCAGCGGCAAGGGCCGCATCGGTAGGGATTGGACTTGCCAGAGGTGCACTTTCATTGATAGGCGGCCCAGCTGGCGCGGCAATGTTAGCGGCGGGGGCAATATTTTACTTCTGGCAGAAAGCACAGCAAGCCAGAGAAGAAGCAATCCGCTTTGCCGATAGCCTGGATAAAGTTAACGCCTCAATGAAGGCGATGAACAATACCCAACTCAGGGGGGTAATTGCCGACGCTAATAAGTCTATTCAGGCACAAGAGGAATATGTAAGGGATCTTGAAGACAGCATTGATAAACTTAAAGGTGAGATTGATGACTATACCGCAAGAGGAAAGCTGTTCGGAACAACAATAGAGCAAGGAAACGGGTTACTAAAAATCGCATCAGATAAAACTGATGAACTGAATCAAAAATCGCGCGACCTTGCGAACGCCAAGGAAAAACTAGCAAGAACTCAGGAAGCCGCATCTGAAGCACGCAGAACCCTTACAAACAACATGCTCACGTCTATGGGTGTGCATGACAGCCTGATTGAGAAGGGATCAACGCTTGAAAGGGTGCAGGGCGCTGTAGCAAGAGCATTTGGCCTGACTGCCGATGAGATAAACCGAGCAAATCAGGCAGGCCAAAACTTCAACCCAAAATCCTTGCAAGTGTCGCCCCCAACAGAAGAAGCTGACAAGATAATCCTCAATCTTGAGGAGCAAAACCAACTTTTAAAAATACAGGATGAAAGACAAAGGGCAGTAACAAAGGCGAGAATGGAGGCAGCTAAGGTAACTGATAACCCCAATCAGATAGCCAGAGCTGCTGAGCTTGCAGGTCAGATATATGATTTAACTGAGGCTGAGAAAGCAAGAGAAAAAGCGCAAAATGATTCTCAATCAGCGGCCCAAAAAGCCGCCACAGAGCAGGAGAATATCGCCAACAAACTTGAGCAACTGCGGCAAGAATCATTGCTAACAGCAGATAGCACAAGAGAGCTAAGTCGAGAGCAAGCAATACTACAGGCACAACAATCATTAGGAAAAGGCGCCACAGAGGAGCAAATAAGGCTCGCTGGAGAGTACAAGGCTAAGGCATGGGATAATGCCAACGCGATAAAGGCTCAGGCAGAGGCGGAGAAACAAAGGGTCGAAGCTGTAAAAGGATTCGCTGCATTAAAATCGCAGACATCACCAATGTTTGCCGTTGAAACAAACTATCAGAAGGATTTAGCAGCGCTTAATGCTTACGCAGTAGCTTACCCGCAAAAGATAGCGGAGGTTGAGCAGGCCAGAGCAGCAATTGAGGAGCAATACCGCCAGCAGCGCCTTGATGCCATGTGGCAGGAGTGGAGTCAGCAGAATGCGGCTACGCAGGCGGCTGCTGCTGCATTTGATGCTTTTGGACAAACTGCAAGTAATGCCTTAACTGGCATCCTGACTGGTTCAATGTCTGTTAGCGAGGCGCTACAGTCAATTGGCAGCACTGTGTTAAACGCCGTGATTAACTCATTCGTTCAGATGGGCGTGGAGTGGCTTAAATCAGTAATCATGGGACAGGCAGGAATGGCAGCAGCATCTGCCGCAACCGCCGCTCAGGCGGCAGGAATAGCAGCGGCTATGGCGCCAGCAGCAGCGATGACCTCGCTTGCTACATCTGGAGCTAACGCAATCCCAGCTCAGGCTGGTATTGCTTCTACGGTTGGTGTGGCTAAAGCAATGTCTGTTGCCGGGGCATTAAAGAATGGTGGCCCTGCGCAGGCTGGATCAATGTACAGAGTTGGCGAGAACAACCTACCTGAAATCTTCCAGGCCAGCAATGGCAATCAGTACATGATACCTGGCGACAACGGAAAGGTTATCAGCAACAAAGACCTTAGCGGCGGTGGCAGTGGTATCATTATTTATAATAATGTCACCAATAACAGCAGCGGAGCAACAGCCTCATCAACAGCAAGAGATAATGGTGACGGCTCTGTTACAATTGAGACGATTGTGGCAGATATTAGCGAGGGAGGCCCGATAGCACAAGCGATCTCCAACCACACCACTGCAACCAGAAGGGCAACAGAATAATGGCTATAGCTTACCCATCATGGCTTCCGCTGGCGCAGCGGGCCAGCAAGAACATGACGACTCAAACCCCATTCCGCAGCGATCAGCCTGCGGTTGGGGCGCCAATATTTCAAAAGTTAACTACCGATGTTGCAGTAACATGGAGTTTGACGTGGGTTTTTACTCTGGAGCAAGACCGGGCTTTCATGCAGTGGTTAAGGAGTCCCAAGTATCTCAATAAATGCAACGAATGGTTTACAATGGATGTTGATCTTGGGGGTAGTGGAAGACAAAACCAGACATTGCATTTTACTGACTATCCCGTTCAAACCAGCATCAATGGTGGCGTCGTAACATGGACAGGAAACGTGATAGCAAAAACGCTAAATAATAGTGATGATGGCTCTGATGATATTATCGTTGAATATCCACCAAGCCAAAGATTGTGGCTCGATGAAATTGTTAACAGAGACTGGCCGGAGTATCCATAATGCCAACATTACGTGAATACCAGTCGAAAAGGCCAAACTGGAAACTGTATGACACCATAACCTTTTATCATTCTTCATTTGGTTACGTCCGGTTAGTTGGCAATGAGTTTTCTGATATTGTACTTGGCGGTCAGTCTTACCAGCCAGTGCGCATGGATGTAACCAGAAGCCAGCAATCGAACACACCGGTAATCAATGCCACGTTGAAGTTTGCGCGACTGGCTAATGACTTTAAGCAATATTTAAAGTTATGGTCAGGTTCTGGACGCATTGAGCCTATCACTGCGTTATACCAGCGTTTTGACGAGACCGACAAAGACACACCATTAAAACCATATACGCTTTATGTGAACGATGTGACGCTTGATCAGTCTGATGTAACTGTCTCCATCTCCATAAAGAACCCAATCAATGGCAACGTGGCAAAACTTTATGACATCACAGAATTCCCAGGACTGCGTACCGTTTGACGATTTTGAAAAAATGATGACTGGTAAGCCATACGTCGACAGATGTTGTCACGTTGATGCAGTGGACTGCTGGGGTTTGGTGGTGCTGTTCTATCGCCTTTGCCATGGGATTAATGTTCACCATGATGATTCATATTCAACAGGTGGCGACTTTGTCACCTGCTTTGATAATGAGGTTGAGTTCTGGCGAGAAACCACGATACCAAAAGTCGGTGATGTGGTGGTCGCCTATCGCGGGAGTCATCCGGTACATGTCGCGCTGTGGTGGGGTCGTGATAAAATACTGCATGCGCGAGAGAAAACGGCAGTCAAGACAGACCGCCTTAAAACACTCGAAAAATTATCAACAAAATTAAGGTTCCTGACTTATGCCGGTTATTCACATTCAGAAGATGCCAGGTGTTCCAAAAGAGACGGGTAATGTTCCTGCTGGCACTAATCTGTGGCGATGGCTGGAGAATTCCGGCCTTCCATCTGATATCAGGATTGCGCTGAATGGCCGCATTTTTGGCCCTGATGATGAATTGTCGATATCGTTAAAGCAAAACGATATTGTTAACATTTACTGTCAGCCTCGCGGCGCCATTGGCGACCTTATCAGTACGATACTAAAACCTGTAACTAAGGTGCTTTCTTTCCTGCTGCCTAAAGCATCAACGCCATCAACCAGCACTGGTACAACCGTTGAATCACCCAATAACAGCCTGAAATCGCAGACCAATATCGCGCGAAACGGAGAGGCAAGGCCTGACAACTTCGGGCAGGTAAGGTCATTCCCTGATCTGATTCAGGAGTCATTATTCGAATACATTGACGACCTGAAGTATGTCACTGAGTTCATGAACTTTGGCCTTGGTAAATACACCATTTCTTCGGTTCGCTATGCGGAAACTAATCTTGGCTCCCTGCCGGGGGCAAGTCACGTCATCTACAATCCAGGCGATGTTATCGAACAAATCATTGAGCCTTACCAGTTCGACGGACTTGATGGTCAGGAGGTTCCAGGGCTTAATGAATCGGAAGACACCCCGATAGAGACAGCAACCACGACATCTGTTACCAGCGGAAATTACGCTGGCGGTCAGCTGTTGATGGTCATACCAAAAAACACCGATTTCGATTACTTTATGGGGCTGTCTCTTCCTCATTCAGTAACATTAACAATAAATATAACTTACAGCACAACGTCAGGTACTGTAACCAAAAACATTGAGCTTAGCGGCAACATCATTTCCGCCGATGAAACTGAGACAGGAACTGCGCCTGATATTCAGTATTTTTATAATTTCACCTTCAATAACCTGACTGGCGCAAATCTTGGAAACCTGAGCGGCGCAACCATCAATAATACTTATTTCCAGATTGTGGATAATGAGGCGCTTGTTGTTGGCCCATATGTTGGAGCCGTGGAGTCTACGCAGGTTTGGGTGCACGTTCAGTCTGAGCTTGGCCCTACCAGTGGCACGGCAGATTACCTGATCAAAATATGGGCGGTTGATGATAATGGCGATGCAATTCCAGGAACCAAGGAGCAGCTCGCAGACAGTATTGACAACCCATTTACTCAGACAACAAAAACCTATTATCGCACGTATAAGTTTGCTCCCGCTTATGGGGTGGCGAAGTACGCCATCAGCATTGAAAGGACAAATAACTCAAACTCTGGCAACCGCGTAACGTTGCAGGCAGCGCACGCCATCAACATCCGCGAGAATGTGGTTTATCCTGATGACACCCTTGTTAAAGTGACGGTAAAGGCCACGCTTCAGCCCACATCAGTCACTGAGCGCAAATATAATGCGCTGATTACCCGCTGGACTATTGGATATAACAGAACAACGGGGGCAGTCGACTATGCGTTAAGACCATCGAGAAGTTTTGCAGATTCAGTGCTGCATAACTGGATTATTACTGCTGGTCAACCTGAAAGCACTATTGACGTGGTAAGACTCTATGAAATAGCTGACGCACTGCCTGATGAGCGTCTTGGGTATTTTGATTACACATTTGACGATGAGGATAAATCGATCGGTGAACGAATTCAGACCATATGTGATGCAGCGCGTGTAACCGTGTTTTGGGATGATGGCGTCTTGTCTTTCTCAAGGGATGAGCAAAAATCAACTCCTGAAACCGTGTTCAATACCAGAAATACGCAGGCCGATGGCTATAAAATGTCTTATGATATGACTTTGCCAGGGTCATATGATGGCGTAAGTGTTCAATACCGCGACCCAAACACCAACAAACAGGCTTACGTTTATTATAAAGTTGGAACATCTGGTATCGAACCGGGAGAGCCGACTAAGCCGAAAAAATTCGACATGCTATATGTTCGAAACCTATATCAGGCAACAGACCGGGCCATGCTTGAGTGCAACCGTCTCATGTACTCACGCCGTGGAATGGAGATAAAAGCGCTTGCTGATGGTGAGTGGGTAAACGTTGGCGATATGATTTCCGTTGTTGACATTTATGATTCTGTACAGCAAACAGGCGTTATCCGTTCAAGGTCTGGAAACGTATTTACCACCAGTGAACAGCTCACGGCGGGAAGTGGCCTGTTTGTAGTTATAACTGGCGCCAATGGAAATGTGTCAGATCGATTGGCTTGTACCGTTACTGGATTGAATACATTCGAGTGCGCATTACCATCTGACTTCGGGTTAAACATTTTTGACGGTGTTAACGTTCAGTCAGAATCAAGATATGCCATCTCAACAGAGGTTGAGCTTGACTCAACTTTATGGACAGTCAGCCAGAAAACTCCAGGTACAGATGGCACAGTGTCTCTTACAGTAACTGAGTACAATGACGCCATGTACGCCTACACCAACCCTGTTGCATGATACAATAGGGCAATCAATGATTACGGAGATTGCAGCCAATGGCTACCACCCCAACTAACAAGCCAGTCCCGTCTAACGACCTGAGTGATTTTAGATACAACTGTGAAAAAGTTGACGAGATTGTAAACTCAGGTAGTGAGACGTACACTGATAGATTCGGCGTGGAAAGATATACCATTGATGGGGTAAGAAAAAATCTTATTCCTCTTGGTAAGCAATATATGACACTTTCTGATGCACAGGCTGATATTGCTAATATACCGGTCAACTCTTACACATACGTGCGCGATGCTTCGGGTACATCTCTGGCGCTGGAATATCAAAATGTAGCTGGTACTCTAACAGCAACTGGTCGTGCAATGCCGTCACAACAATCAGTAGACAAAGCATCAAAAGCCGTTGATTCAGGTTTGAATGTTTTGTTTGATCCGCTATTTGAGGTATTGCTATCCAATCCTACCGTGGGAAGCAAAACACACATTGTTAGCGGAACGTTAACCGCGGCTTTGTCGACCAATGCTAAATTAGGCTTCCCGGCTATTGTGGCCGGACCCGATGCGGGCGCAATTGCCGCTCGCAGATTATGGCTCGCCGATTGTGCCGTGGCTGTCGGGGATACCATATCTTTAAATGTTATCGCATGGTACGCCAACGCTGGTGGGCGCGTTGCTTTTGTTTTTCGTAATGCGTCTGGTACTGCTATAGGGACACAGTATTTATTATACGCCACCGGAACAGGGTTCAATCGGTATTTGCGCACTCTAACAGTCCCATCTGGTGCGGTTATGCTTGATGTGCGTGTCGAAAACACCGCTAATGCTGGTACGGTAGAGCTGGACGCAGTGTTTTTGATGTCTGCTACATCCGAAGCACATCCAACTGTGCCTGGTAGACCCGTGGCCCCCTATGCAGTGCCTCTGCAAAACAACGTTGTGACTACTTCTTCAATTCAAAAGGCCGCCGTCACAGTGGATAAAGCATCATTTTTCATTCCAGGAGTTAACCTTTTTGATAAAGCTGCCGTCACATCGGGGTATTATGTTAACTATAAGACCGGTAATTTAATCACTAACGCTTCGTATTCTGCATCTGATTATATCCCTGTAACAGCGGGTCAGAATTACACGCAAAGTTTTTCGCATCAAACAGCCTTCTACGATGCAAATAAAACTTATATTTCTGGCGTTAATGCTCTTGTATCTCCATCAACAGCGAGGACTTTAACTATTCCTGCTGGGGCAGCTTATGTACGAATGTCAGTCGCAAATACCGCACTCGATACGATGCAATTCGAAAAAGGTAATGAATCCACAGGTTACCAGCCATATGCATTACAGCTGGACCCGTCTTTAATACCAACTACAGCAGCCCCAGTCGTCGATTATGTAGAGAGAGCCTATCAGCTTCGCGTTACTCGGATGAAATTGGGGCAACTAGAAGCCGGTGTATCGGCCATTCTTAATGTTGGTATTTTTGGCGATTCATGGGCAACATTAACCGAGAGATTCGCGAAACCTTTAGCAAAAGCGATTCGTGCTAAATATGGATCCGGCCCTGGTGTTGGCTGGGTATCATTCGGCCGTCACAGCACATCCGCATCAATAATTAACGGCAACATTTTCTCAGTCAGCAGAGACCTGCCAACGCAATTCACATGGACAGGATCATGGTTGTTTAGTTATAGCGGCAAGAAAAACCCAACCAACTCCAGTCCAGATACTGCTGTTGTTACGTCCTCTACACCAGGGGATGCACTGAAGGCTACGGTCCCTGGCACCTCGGACGGCGGGTGGTCAACCTGCAGGCTGGGCTTTGTGGGTACAAGTAACGGTGTTATTCGATATAACTGGGATGGAGGGGAATGGACGACGCTCAACGTGCAAGGTAGAGGACTGCTGTTTGTTGATATTAACCCACCGGCTACTGTAAATGCCTCTAATGTGATTAACGTTGAGGTTGTATCTGGCACGGTATCGTTATGTGGGATAAAGCCGATTGGCACTGGCTCTGGTGTGCGCGTTCATAAGCTTGGCGCATCTGGTTCAAGTCTTGCTTCATGGCTGTCAATGGACGCCACTGATTTCGGAAAGGCTCTCGCCGAGATGGCGTTGGACACCGTTATCATCCTTACTGGTACAAACGACCAGCGGATCACTGGTGGCGCTACTGCATTTGAAGCTAACCTGCGCGCTTTTATTGCTCGTATCCGGGCGACGTTGCCCGGCGCTGATATCCTGTTTGTCATGCCATGCGAGAATGAGCGGACTGACAACCCGGTAACGATGGCATCAATGGCAGCCAGGGCCAGGACTGTAGCCTCAGATCTGAATTGCGCGTTTATAAACCTGCAATATATCTTCGGCGAAAACCCCGCAGATTATGCCGATGGTTCGATACACCCCTGGTTTGCTCCTGACGGTATCCACCCCGCCCCGAAAACTGGAGGGTATTTAATAAAAGATGCAATATATCGTGTAATGACAATGAGATAACAAAAAGGGCCATTCGGCCCTTTCTTCATCAAAACGGAATATCATCATCAAAATCCATCGGCGGCTCATTACCTCCTTGTTGGCTTTGTTGTTTTGGTGGCTGCTGTTGTCTCTGAGGTTGTTGGCATGATTGCTGGCGTGGTTGCTAAAAGCCATCAAATATCAATGGCTCTGATGGTTTTTTATAGTTTGGGTAATTCTTTGCTCTCCAGTCGTTAAATGCCATCATCGCCGCTTCCCAACCGAGACATACGCACGCGAAGGATTCTAATTCTTTTGCAGCCTTGAGGTATGCCATTTGCCCTGGCTGCCATTTTGATAAAGTATGATCCATTCTTTTCATCTCCATAACGAATGATTGCTTTCCGATGATAATGATGTCCGAGGCACCGAAGTTTAACGCGCCCTTTTTCTTCAGGTTTTCAACTTCATACCCTTTACGCTTTCCTTCATTTGGAACATGAATCATAACTCTTGCAAAGTCAGGATATAGCTTCCTTATCTGATTAACAAAGGTCTCCAGTTCAGCATCTTCTGACGGGCACTTTTTGTTTCTGTAATCTAAATCTCCATATACCTTAACGCCTTCTGGAAAAATCATAATACCCCCCAATACATGCCTTTAACGTTGAAATATTTACTCCCCTTGTCTCTTCTGAACATAATAACTGATGGCGCGACAGCCTCATCTCTTTTTGCTATTGCATCATCAATTGACATGTCAGATTCACCAAAGCACTTCCCGCAAAACTCTTCCCACTCCTTCTTCATCCATTCCTTCTCAGAGTTTGGATTGTAGAACTTGCTAACAAAAAATGGCTTCTGGTCAATGGCAAATTTTACGTGCACCAAATCTTCACCACTTGAAACGTAATGCTTCATAATGTTCATCATGGTTACGCTTGATTGCTTTGTTGCATAAGGAGAAGAATCAAGCCTGTCAGCTTCTTCTTTTAGCTTTTGGTTTGGGTCAATTATTTCAGCACCGCATGATGTGCAATTTCTTGCTGCTATATCATTTTCAAACCCACAATCTGGACACTCCTTTACCGACCATTTATAAGTACACCTATGCATTTCCCTTAGCGGTCCATGCATAACGTAGTTTTTACACCGCCTACCAAAATGAGCAGGCATAGGCTTGCTTCCAATCTTTTCACCTGACTTATCAAAAATATCAATCATTACTCTGTCACCCGCCAAATCCAGCCAGTAACCTTCCTTGTCAACTTCAAGATTTTCAGGATTTGGGCGCACACCAAATTCATTAATAAAGCCACAAAGAGGGCATTTGACATCCATTGGCACGGATGGTTTTTTCCTTGTTGCTTTTATTTCTGGAGTGAACAAGTCCCCAGTCTCAGAAAAGTGGCGCTGAATGTTGCCTGCGTAATCGCTGACAAGAAAGTCTTCCTTACCTTCATAAAGACGCGTGCCCCTGCCAATTATTTGCTGGTACAGTCTTGGTGATTCTGTTGCTCTCATTACTGCTATGTGATCACAATGAGGGACATCAACCCCTACAGTAAGGATATTCTGGTTAACGATGTATTTAACTTTTTGTTCCTTGAACTCTGATATTGCCTTGTTGCGATCTGCTGTTGGCATATCACCAAAAACATAACTATAAGACCCGGGAGGAAGTGACTCCATTATCTCCATAGCGTGTTTCTTGGTGCTGGCAAAAATCATAGTTCCGCGCCGATTAACAGAGCGACGGATAATATCTTCAACAATACGTGATGTTTTCCTTCCCTTGCCAACCATCGCCTTTTCAACTGAAGCTGTTGTGTACCGACCCAACTTATCCTTTTCAAGACAAGACGTATCATACTCGTCAAAAACAGGCTCTGTAACTGGTGGCGTAAGATATCCATTTTCGATGAGAAATTTAGCTTCAAGCTCATAAACAACCTTGTCATAGTAAGGTTCAATCGCCGTCTCTTCGTCGGTTGGTCCATCAATATAGTGCTCTTTATAGATATAACCAGTGCCAAGGCGATAAGGTGTAGCGGTCATCCCAATAACACGCAGCTTTGGATTGCGGCGCTTCATCTCATTAATAATAAATTTAATGGTTGGTGTTATTCCATCACACTCATCAATAATGACAGCACCATACTTATCACCAAACATCTCTATTGAGTTCTTGATTGTAACTGGTGAGCCAAAAACAACCGGATGCCGCAGGTTTTTTGGCCCAGCCTTTGCGCTGAACATGCTGGCTGGTTCTCCGGTGAGAGAAAGATAACGCTGCCTGTTTTGTACAACTAACTCGCTTGTTGGGGCAACACATAGAACACGCTTGCCAGTATTTTTAAAAACCCAATCGGCTATTGATGCAACAACAACGCTTTTACCGCTATTATGGTGTATCGTGAAGTCACTAGTTAGATAGAGGTGATCACCATCCAAAGTAAAACCATAGAAATAATCCTCTGGCAATTCTTCAACCGTAAAACCAGTGCACAATACGTCTTTCTTCTGCTTTCTTGCTGATGCCTTTTTATAACCAATCATTGGTTTCAAAATATCAATATCACCACTTATCGTGACTCTGTATTTATCAGAAATGAACTCACCATTCAATGTAGCTGCTCCGGTATTAACGTACGCAGCCAACCCAAGAGAACGAGCCACAAAAGCAACATCATTAGCCAGATGTTTTGATACAGTAGTTAACTCATAGTAATTGTTACCAAGATAACCGTCCGTATCAATAAGGCCAGAAAGCAATTCAATTCTTTGCTCTCTGGATGCAACCTTATAGCAATAAGGAATAAAAACGCTATAAGAATTTTTGTTCAGCAAACCAAGCGATTCCATCTCTACTTGTAAACCATTCTTTTTGCCTCCGCGCTTTCCTTCGGATGCGTGAATGTGTTTGGTCGATGTTGATTTCTTCATTGTTACGTTTGCATAGCAACCAAAATCTGCAGCCACCTTGCAAAAATAATCAATAAGAACATCTTCGCTACCTGAAAAAGTTACAGTTCCTCTGGTGGTTGAGCCATCACCCAACATCATTCCAATAAATCTCGCGGGCAGATTTTGTTTTGCTTCCGGGAACTGAACCCCAGCACGACATAACTTATGCGTGTGCTTATGCCATTGGGAAGACGATTCAAACTCTGATACTTTCTCATCAATGTAACCATGCTTTTGAGATGGATATTTGCTTCCGCTCGCAACCTTCTTGAGGTGCAATACGTGACTTGCGTTAACAACAAAAGGCTCACCTTTTGTTGGCGTTATCTTTCTCATTGACTCTCTGCCACGACACAGAAACAAAACATTGCGCGGCTTGCTGTCCGGCCCCATCAGCTTATCACCGACAACAACATCCTCTACTTTTTTTATGCTGCCATCAAACATAAGAACCTCAGTCCCTTTCGCGTGGCAGCCCGTAGGCAAGATGATCATGCACGATGAAACGCTTGAACGAATATGACCTATAACAGAATCAACAGCTTCTTGTTGGTATGTTCTAAGCTGTACTTTCATAGTGTCCTCTCGAATAAAAAAGGGCCACGAATGGCCCCGTCATTACAATCTAAATCAAAACGGCACATCATCACTAAAGTCCATCGTCTGCTCGTTAGACGGTGCAGATTGCTTAGGAGCAGGTGCTGCTTTTGTCTGTTGACGACTGAAAACACCAGCCACATAGTTACCAGTTTTTTGCTTATCCTCAGATTCCCAAACGCGCAGAAGAAGAATCATCGGGCGATTTGCAAGCGCACTGGCAATAGCAAAATCAGTCGGCTCTTTTCCTGATGCCATCAGCTTTCCACCAGCGTTTGCGTCAATTGCTGCAAGCATAGTGATAGCATTGTCTCGCTGCTTTTCTTTAGAGCTAAATACTTTCAGCTTCTGGAAGATGATGCGATTTTTATACTCACCCTCAAGAATTCGCCACTTAAGATTGAAGAATCGCTCACCTTCCCACTGGTCGTCTTTACATTCTTCAACGGCAGCAAGAACACGGCTACCATCAGGAATTACTTCGAAACCACCACCCAGCTCAAATTCAGATTTAGATTCAACAGCTTTACCGTCAGAAAGATTCCAGAAACCCATTTTTGTGTCCTCTCGATTATTTGATGATCAGTTTCGGTTTGCCGTCGGTGATGGCACAACCATTAATTTCAATCCCGGCTTTAATCGCATTTTTAATCGCTGCGTTATCTGCCGACACTTTCACAACGCGGTACTGCTCAGGAAGCTGCTCAACAGGTACAAACACATCAAGAACTTGTGATGGTTTGCCAAGCGTGATACTGAACAATTTTCCTTTGATATTCGTCTTTCCTGAAGCCATCATGTTCTGACGAAGATAATCTTTAAGATTATCAATCTTCGAAACTAAAACACGCTTACGCTCAGAAAGTCTGTCAATCTCTGACTTCAGTCCGGCCTCATCAGCTTCAAGCTCACGAATGTAAGCAGCAACCATTTCAGCCTTTCCTTCAAACTCCTCTTCAATAAGATTGATTGTATCTTCAATCTGCTCCCGTGGAATATCCTCCATAGCCATCAGTTCATTAAGCTGTTTCGTTATCTCGTAGAGATGCATAATATTTAATCTCACTCAAAAGCGGGTTCTCACCTTTTTCAAAAGGAATTTCAGGCTCAAGGTTGTATCTGTTTTTAGCATTAACATACCCAACACGACCATCACCAGAGGTAATAAGAACTCGCTGACCAGTCTGAACCACTTTACCAAACTTGGTTACCTGACCTTTCTTATCAGTCTCAGTACCTTTCACAAACTCCTCATTCCTGATGTAAATAACAGCATCACTCAGATTCACATAACCAGAAACTGAAGCATCATGCATGTCAAGCGTGTAAACTGTGTATTCATCAGCATCAGGGCGATTCTTCATCTTTTTAACACCTGCGTGTGCAAGATAAATAATGCTCATCCCTTTTTCTTTGCGAAGATACTTACATGCATTTATTATTTCAGCGTGCATTTCAGAAACAACAATATATCCTTTGTTGTAACCTCCAGCAGCAGAACCAACGTTGTCAACACCGTAGTTTTCACAAACCTCATGCTCAAACATTGAATGCAGGCTTGTGATTGAGTCAATTACAAGCGTTTTGTAATTATGTTCCTCAGTAATTAATGCGCGTAGCTGTGACAGCAAATCATCCTTTGTGCTTGTTTTGCGTTTAGCATCAGCTCGCTTCAGCACAGGAAATGAATCTGGTTTCTTTTCATCATCCCAGTCATCAAAAACACCAGTGATCTCTTCAGCCTGAATAAAAACTGGATTTGGGAATAGTGCCGCAAGAGTCGTCTTGCCAACGCCAGGCGTGCCGACAAGAGTAATGATAGGTGCAACTGGTTTTGGTTTTTGAATCATTGATAAGCTCATAGTGTCCTCTCGATTTAACTCAGCATATCGCTGGTGTGACTTAAAGATACGTCAACATGATGGTAAACGCAATACCTTGACGAAAATTTTTTTTGAGTTCATTATTGCTGCATACAGATAGCAGAGGTAAACACATGAAAAGCATCGCAGAACAGATAAGAGAAATGGAACAGAAGAAGCTGTCAGAGCTGATTGATTATGTTGGCGGGCAGTCTCAACTGGCAAGGTTCCTTGGCGTATCAAAACAGGCAGTCAATCAATGGGTATCAAGAGGAAGGATTAGCGCAACAGCAGCAATTCATGTCGAGGCGCTTACTGGTGGTGCTTTCAGGAAGGAAGATTTAAGGCCAGCAGTTACAAAATGGATAGTAAAATAATAAAGCCCGCGTTTGCGGGCTTTTTGTTGCGTTTGCAGTCTCTTTGTTAAATCCCTTTCGAACTCAAGCTGTCTTTCTCTCTCCTTCCTCCATACTCTTTGTTTACTTCCTCGTACGGAACGCCAAACGCCTTGCAGAAATTAAATAGTGCGTCACCTGCAAACACTTCGCTTGGATGCCAGCTTCCTGAATGTCTTGCAACATCCCTGTATGAAGCTGTCACTATTCCGACATTGTTTTTGTATTTTATCCTGCAAAACAAAACGTCATCATCAATGCAGACTCCCATATTGCAACGGAACACAGGGAACTTCCAGTAGTAAACCTCCATCAGGTGTTTACCTGTCATCAGAGAGATTGCGTTGTGATGCCCACCTTCAGGTTCTTCAGATTCAAAGTAGTCAAACAACCCTTTCATTACAATGAACTTGTAGTTAATCATATTTCAACCTCATCATTTGTTAATTTGTAAATAACTACAGCATTACTTGTTCTTTTTGCGCTTTCATCTTTCTCAATAACACCATCTTCAATAAGTTTCTCTATGCATCTTTTCACATCATCGCGTTTATACCCACCTTCTTTTGCAACGCCTCTAACTATTGCGGTCTTAGTCATTCCGCGCTTAACATATTCTTTAACCATGGAGAAAATACCCTCAATTCGTTCTTCCATAGCTTTAGACTTCGCTCCGGAGATACTGTCAGCACGCATCATCAGGTCGCTTGTTGATTTAATCGTTAATGCTACCGCATATCTCAGGTGCTCCATGGTTATGACGCCAGTATCGCACGCGAGAATGCCAGCAATCTTTGCCACCTTCACAGCGCATCTGTTTATCAATGGGTGATAACCAGTACCGTTTTCTACATGCTTTCTTGCAACGGTTTTAATCCATGAGAAGAACTCCTTAGCGAGCTGAGAAACCTCAGGCGTAGCTTTTATAATCCGTCTTTCTTTTTTACTGATGATTGAGTCTGTCCAGTTTTTGTGCCCTGCCGTTCCGCCATTTATTATTGTTTTTATGGTCAGTTGCATATCCATAGGTAGATCACAGTAGTTGACGTTTTCGTTTTCGTCAGCAATCTCCTGCAACTCCTGCATAATCATTGCGCGCCCCATAAGACCTGACTTAATGTTCTCTTCAGTGATAAGGCGCTTAAACTGATCATCAGTAGACACACCAAAGATTGAAAAAAATGGATTCCTTATAGCTCCATCAATTCTGTTTATCACATCATCAAACTGACACTTAATGTCAACGGGGTCTGCCTGTATTTCATTTTCCTCAATAGCCATCAACAGCATAGCCTTTCTCTTTTCGAAAGACTTAATGAAATCCTCAGTAACCCGCTGATCACAATAAAGAACTTCTGACGTGTAAGCCTCCATGATCGCACCAGCGGTTGCCATGTTGTACTCGCTTACTTTCTGACCAACAACACTCCCAAGTTTTATCCCAATCTCATCCATGATGATATTAAACATCTGGTTAGCACAAAGACCTTCGTATATCGCACGCTCTGAACGTATCTTACCGGCGACAGTCTTACTCAATCCTGAGCAATCAATTATCTTTTGTAGCGCAGCAAGGACATCACCCTTACCTGAACCTGAACCAGCGATACCAACAGCAAAAAGGTTTGGTAAAGCCTTCCTGTTTGTAAGGTAAATATCAGATGACGCTCCGCAAATCATGGATGCGGCATGCAATGCGGCAAGTGCTGCAATATTCTCTCGCTTCTCTGCACAGTTCTTATTAATCCACGCCGTAAGGCGACCAACAAATCCAGGTGGATAACGGACATCAACACTTTTGTACTCTACAGGGCATTCACCAACACCCATTGCCATCTCTCGCTCGAAAGACTCAAGTTTCTCAATTTCCTCTGGAGTAGCCTCAAAAGTTACTTGCCTTACCCACCCTCCCTCTTGTGCCAGATAAACAAGAGTTCCTGCGGTTATCTTGTCGTCAATTCCATCTTTACCAAAGGAATGCCATTTGGCATCCATCTCCTCTGGTCGGTATTTGCTGAACTGTGATGACCAGTTATTCCACAGGTCAAACCCATTACCATCAGTTGCTTCATGGATAGCCATCCCCACATTTATCCACGGATTGTACTCATCACCATCCTTGATGTATTTGAGCATGTCCTCCATTTCAGCAATGCTGTAATTTTTACTATCAAGCGTGAAAACCTCATCTTCCGATCGCTCAGGACGAAGCAGGAGTTCAATAAGTTGATATGGAGCTTCAGTTATCTCAGAAGGAGAACCATGCTCGGCTTCATAAAAATTACCTGACTTATGGAAAGAGCCGCAGCCAATAACGAAGCCAGATGATTTAAAGTCAATGCCATTAAATCTCCTGTCATGAGATCGCAGCTTCATTCCTTCAGGAAGTTTGTAATAGATATGGCGACCGCCGCCACCAGTCTTTACCGTAAAACCAGCTTCATCAGCAAGTTCAACATCTAACGCATCACACAACGCCTCATATCCATCGTCACCTCCATTCCTGGGGTCAATATCAACAACAAGGTACCCATTCACAAGAACACCGAATGACTGTAACTTGCCATACTTAGCCATGCTCTCAATCTGCTCATCATCCCACTGGACACCAAGCTGCCAGTTACTCATAATCGGATGCTTTCCCGCAGCCTTACATTCCGGATCGCCACAAGTACAGTTGCGCTCTTCATCCATCGGATGAATGTCGATAATAGGGAAGCCGCATTTGCGATAATCTTCATAACCAATCATCATTTAACCCTCGCTACATAAGCACCACCGACAACAGGCTTGACGCTAAATTTTTTCTTTATTGACAAGCCAACCCAGTACAAAGCATTGCGCAATTGCTTAACGTCTTTTATCAACGTAAACTCATCAAACTCAAAATACTTACCGCCACCCTTCCCCACCTCTCTCGCAAACTGGTAAGCCTCATCGCTCTTACTGCCAAATTTAAAATTATCACTAGCGCAACCAACCATCACGGTTAGACCATTGACATCACGATACTTCTCGGCTTCGGCTCTTGTTTCAAATCGTCTGGCATAATCAATGTCATCCGTGTACGCATCGCTATCAGAACGTAAATACAATACACACGCAGAACCATCTACTCCCACGCAGGGAGAATCAAGATAATAAAATTTCATATGCTCCACCATCATTTAACCCGCTTCACCAACAACCCCTCTTCCTTAACCTTAGTCTTGTACCTGGCGCAAATCTCTCCACCTATCTTTGCAGCCATCATACGGAAAGTCTCAACCCTTACTCCATGCGCCGTAAGCTCATCACGTGTGATTAGCAACTCATCACCAGTTTCCATCATATTAACCTTACCCCATACCCATGAAATCTTCGTTCCAGGCTTGTACATCATTACACCCTCTCTTTTTGCTATGAATTCCATTATATATAACTTTTAGTAACGCGCAACTACATTTAATATCCACATAAGATATTGATTTCAAAGCAAGAAAAAGATACTTGACAAAGCATAACTGGAGAGCAATACTACAACCAATTGATTTATAAAGATTTTTTAGTTGCTAAATGCCATTTAATTTCTTGCTAACTTCCTGTTAAATTCTTAATTAAGTTGTTGATTTTAAAATATGTTCTCTTTTTACCCTAAATGCCACGGTTCTAAACGATATTTGATACCCGGGCATAAAAATTGAATAACCCACGTGGCATTTAGGGTAAAAAGAAATTTAGAGAAAAAAAAGAATAAAAACAACAACATAAAAGATAATAAGTTTGGCATTTAAAAAGAATTTAAAAAGCATTTAAAAAATATTTAACAAACATAAAGAAACCAGCTTAACCGCTGGTTTTCGTGTTTCTGTTATCTAAGCTATTAATATCTATAATAAATATAAAGAAGATCTTAATATACTTTATAGATGTAATAAACAAAGGTTACTATTAGTAATGTATGTAACTATATATGTAAGCTAGCATTCACTAACATTTAGCTGTGATTTTTCTCCATCTGTGTGTTGACGTAGAATCATCGTTGATGTAGATTGAACTCATTGGAACAAACGAGGGTGAAGATATGAAAATTAAAGACCTTGAAGAATTTGAAGATGCACAGGCTATGGCGCGTATCGCAGTTGAGCGCACAAACAACAGCATTCCTGCCGAAGCATTCTGGAACGCAGCAATGCAGGCTTTAATCTCAGCGTATGGATTAAGCAAATGACAGTCGCAACATTCGAGCTTATTGCCAGCATGGTTATCGTGGCATTCATCATTATCTCAGTGGCAGTTTCCAAATCAGGGCATAAGGAGTAGAAAAATGAGCAACTGGCATAACGAGCACATCATGCAGTGGTATCGCCGTCACATTAAGGCAATCACTAACTCTTATGAGGTTTAACACATGGCAAAGACTATCTATCGTCGCGAGAAACTGGAGTCGGAACTAGGACATGTTGGAGCGCAAAACTTTATGATGGCGCAGGCGATGCATGCATACAGCAACGGTAAGCGCGTCTGTCGCGTTTTTAGTGGCGAAGGAAAGCAGAGAGTGCTTGAGCAGGTTATCGTGTCATCTGGTGGAAACTAAACCGGTTTAGCAACGATGAATAAATTACTGGCAGTGGTTTTACTGGTTATCGCTAACGCAGCAAGCGCTGAGACTATATGGGTCACGAAGTATGCGTTAACCCGTGGCATTCAGAAGTACGAAAGCGCACAGCTATTCGCAGATGGGCAGGTGGCTGTAGTTGGCGATGTTTACTTTAAACGTGGTGAGTACTGGCTTGATGAGCAACAGGCAAAAGAGCATGCAGAAACTTTGCGGCAACGCCGGGTATCTGCGCTGATGCGTGAGCTTGAGCATTTACAGGCGGTTAAGTGAGGATTTATGGATATCGAAATTAACGAAGTTCATGAAATTATTAAAAACCTTGAGGGCGGTGGTGAGCTCTCAATCAAAGAGGAAAAATACCTCAAGATTGCAAAGCTGTGCGTGCAGCTGGCTGCGGAGAATGTGGCGCTGAAGACGTTCTGCAAAAACGCCGCATTTGATGCCGACTATGAAGCCGAACTTGGTATGGAAAGGGGCGGGCTTACTGACGCTCTCAACAATATCGAAACCCCCTCCACCGATCGCATCGTGGCCGGGATTAAGGCTGATGGGGTGGAGGAGTTCGTATCCAACACCGTGCATAAGATTTTTGATGAAAGCGAAGCAGTGTCAGATTTGGCTTGCTTTTCCCTGGCTAATTCACACGTGAAGAAGCTGCGCGAGGTGGCCGACAAATGAGCAACCGAATCCCTAACTTCGGCTGGAACGCCGGCCGCGCCACCATGCTCAACGGAAGTAAGTCATGAAACCCTACATCATCCGCAGACTGATTGCCGCAGCTCTGCTGGCATTCTGGATTGTTGTTGCGCTGGCCGCCTACTTTATCGTGAGGTGATTTATGCTGTGGAGCGACATTCAGGCAGCGTGCGAAGAAGCTGACTTTCTGTATGAGGAGACCGGGAGGCATCATGCCGTCATTCAGGTTGGCAGCATGATGATGGTGGTTGAGCATAACAGCATGCTTCGGCATATGTACTCAACTACGAGGTATCAGTGATGCCACAAAAATCAAAGCAGGAGGTGTGGCAGATGGCTCAGCTCGAAGGCGTCGACCACTTCATAGCAGCAATCGCCAAAGCCTTTCCTGATGCGATTGAGGTGGTTCACGTTCAAAGCAATAACTGTAATGTTTGGTGTTATGCGAAAACTGATGTACAATCATCTCATCAATCATCACCCACCACCCTTTAACCCGCTTCGGCGGGTTCTTTTTTGCCATTAACGTCATGGTGTAGAATCTGTTACAATATCGAATAACGGAAAAAAAGCGGAATATTGATGGGTTTTATCTATGGCTAAAAAGCTATTCAGTAAAGAAAATCAACCACAAAACAAACGCGGGAAAGATAAGCGCAAGTTGCTCGTTGAAGCTCTTGAACGAAAGGGATTTAGCGAGGAAAAGCTCTATGACACCATCGTTGAGATGGCAATGATTGAGCGTGACACTGCAATGATGAAGGAGCTTATCGTTCGATTCAGTCCGTTACCTAAACCTGTTGCACCTGTCTTTGAAGTGGACTTCCCTGATGATGGAACTCCTGTTCAGAAGATTGACGCCGTTATTCGTGGCATAGCCGCTGGTGTTATACCTGTGGACATTGGTAAGACATTTGCTGAGGTTATCAGGACTGGTCTGGATATTGCCGAAGTTACCGAACTCGCCGCGCGCCTTGAGCGACTGGAGAAGTTACTGGAGCAACAACAGTAACTGATTTATAATAATTAATGCGGCAAAGGGTAGCTCCCTGCCCGGATTGGTCTCCGGGCTGCTGCATCCAATCAATAGACCGCCTGTAACCGAGGATTCAAGAATGCCATCATTAAAAGAGCTCGCTCTCACTCAGGAAAGACTTAAGCATCTACTGCATTACAATCCAGATACTGGTGTTTTCACATGGGTTCAGCGCGCCTCAAAAAGCGTAAGAGTTGGTAATTCAGCGGGCAGTAAGAATAAGTCAGGCTATATAGATATACGCATCGATAAGTCTTTACACAAAGCTCATCGGCTTGCGTGGCTTTACATTTATGGTGTGTGGCCCAATGGGAAGATAGATCACATCAATAACGTGAAGACAGATAACAGAATCTGCAACCTGAGAGAAGCAAGTAATAATGAAAACGGATGGAATGTTGGTAAACCATCGACAAATACGTCAGGAGTAAAAGGTGTGAGTTGGGATGCAGAGAAAAATAAATGGAAGGCGCATTGCAGGGTTTTTGGGAAAAAATATACGGTAGGTAGGTCTTCGTCAAAAGAAGATGCTGAGAGAGCTGTGGCGGAGTTCAGAAATAAACATCACGGGGAGTTTTGTAATCATGGCTAGAAAAAGACTCTCAAGTTTGGCAATCGAAAAACTTGAACAGGTAGTTGGCAACTCAACTGCAAAGCCAGAATCAGCAGTTTTTGGGCTTGTAGATAACTTACTCCAGGATGGCGCTCCAAATGTCGTAAAGCGCCTTAAGATGACAGCCACCGGAGTATCTGAAACTGATGAAGAGCCAACAATATTAATTCCTGAGCGAATGGAGCTATTACTTTATCCTCGTCGCTTTAAAGTGTTCTATGGTGGCAGGGGGTCAGCAAAATCGAGGTCGTGTATATCCTACCTTATTGAAAAAGCAAGATTCCGCAACAGTCGCGTTGGTTGTTTCCGTGAGATACAGAACTCGATCAAAGAGTCAAGCTATGCCGAGCTGGTCGATGAGATAAGCAGGAAGGGGCACACTCAGGAATACCGTTGCGTTGATGGTGAGATAACCCACCATTCAACGAGGTCAAAGTTTGTTTTTCGTGGTCTTTGGCGAAACATAACCGCCATCAAAGGTATGGCTGGCCTTACTGATGTGTTCTGTGAAGAATCCGAAAATATCAGTCAGGTGTCATGGGATACATTAATCCCGACAGTCCGCGCTGCTGGTTCTGAAATTATTATTGTTTTTAACCCGAACAAAGAGACGGACCCGACATGGACTAACTTTGTTGAGCCTTACATCGACAAGATGGTGGATGGGATATATCAGGATGATGATATTGTCGTTGTGAACGTTAACTACATCCATAACCCCTGGTTTACCGAGGAACTTAAACAGCACATGAACCAGATGAAGGCGGTAGATTATGACCGCTATCTATGGGTTTATGAGGGGTTGTTTAACAGGCGATCAGATGAGGCCGTACTTGGTGGTAAGTGGCAGACTCTTGATTTCGAGCCATCGCCAGATTGGGGCGGGCCTTACTATGGTATTGACTTTGGTTTCTCGCAGGATGCTACGGCAGCAACTGAATCTTATGTCGAGGATTTGGGCGGCGGAAGAAGAAACCTGTATATCTACCGCGACTTTGCAAAGGTTGGTCTTGAGATAACTGATACGCCAGAGGCTATGCGACTGGCATTCCCCGGCTCCGAAAAATACAGATGGTATGGTGACTGCGCAAGGCCAGAAACAATAAGCCATATAAAGCGCTCAGGTTTTGATATCCACCCGTGCGCAAAGTGGCCTGGAAGCATTGAGGACGGAATTACATGGCTCAGGGGTTGTGACAGGATTTTTGTTCACGAAAGATGTAAGACTGTCATTGAGGAGTTTACTCTTTACAGCTACAAAGTGGACAAGCTCACGGGAAATATACTTCCTGATATCATCGACAAGCACAACCACGCCACAGATAGTTTGCGCTATGGCCTTGGCGATCACATCGTACAGCGTGGCTCTGGATGGATTAGAAGGAGCAGGAGATGAGATGAGACCCCAGCAGGGGTCTATTTATAAAGCCAGCAATGAATCCCCGCATTGCGCATGGCCGCGTAAATAACATCATCAGACACGACCGCCATTGCCACCCTTTCAGCGTCAACCTGCTGGTGCGATGCCATGATGTCATCATAGAAAACATCGTTAGCATGCAGCCACTCATACGCATGCTTTGCCCTCATGATTAGCACATCGTGACCGGCAGAGTAGAGCGACTTAGCCAGCGCTACGTTGCCAGCAATAGCATTTCCCTCCGCATCACGCAGCACACCATCAAGCTCGAAAATGACACATTTCATAAGATTTCTCCGAGAGGTTTCATTTTAATCTACGCCATGCTAGAATCTACGTCAAGGCGCATTGACATAACTACATCACCGGGGGCATCATGAAGGCATACTCATCTTTTTCGTGGGAGCAGAAGGAAAAAATATACTCACTCGCAAGAGCTGGCGTGTCTGATGAAGCACTGTGCGAAAGGTACGATGTTGATGAGGCTATTCTTCTGCGCATGTATGATGAGGTGCTGTGTGAGTTGCAGCGGCGTCGTGGTTACAGCGGGCTGAAGACGATTAATGATTTCTTTCGGAATGTTGAGTTAAATGACGATGAGGGTGGTGATTTGTGAAGGGTATCGCATTTATGATTGAGGCGACGAAATGACAACAATTGCATGGGATGGGGTTACGATTGCGCACGATAGTCAGTCCACTGCCGGAAGCCTGATTATGGCTAACCAGCAAAAGTCTTTTGTACTTGATGAAAATGATAAGTTTTTTATTTGCGGTGAGCTTGCTGTATTGATTGTTGGTAGTGGTGCTGCTGGCGACGAACGATATGCGAAGCAGTTCATGCGGCGGGCTGTTGATGACATTATGGAAATGCCTGGAGAGCTTGACTTTACTCAGTGGGTATTCACAGAGAAAGGAAGCTGTTTTGCCATCCAGAAGATTCCTGGCAATAAATATCCGGCGGTTTACGCAGTCACTCCCCCGCTTGCCGCTGGTTGTGGGCGCGACTTCGCTATGACCGCAATGTATTTGGGGCAGACCGCTGAGCAGGCGGTAATTACCGCGTCAGTTCTGGATGCGTTCACTGACTCGAACGTTAAAACATATAAATTTAAACACGGTGAGGGGATGAAATGATTATTGAAGGTGAACGTTTTCACGATGTTAAGTTGTTTCTAAGTGACAGCGGCGCGCTGCATTGCAGTGTTCATGCTGGTTGCGTCTATGGTTGGCGTGCTGTTTCTTAGTAGAATTGATTGAGGTGGGGTGATGTCGTATTTCTTCCTGATATTCGTAATCACAAGCAACACGTCCAATATGCAGGTGGTGCCAATGCAAAGCATGGAGCAGTGCCGGGCGGCTGTTACGGCGATGAAAATCGCGGAGGAAAAACGGACGTGGCACGATGTAAGTCCAGATATTGACAGTTTGCAATGCGTTGAGGTGAAGTGATGCACTTCAAGTCACTAAGCGCCATCAGAGATGAGATGGTTGGTGGTAAATATAAAAACCAAAGAGGCGAAATCGCAATCGTAGTTAACGTTGTTGGCGCTGGCGGTGGCTATCAGGTTCACTTTAATTACGGCATGCCATACAATGTTGTTTGCGGGCTTGGAAAGTTCAGAAAGCGATACCCGCATAAGGTTTAGCTACATACCATCCATGCTATAATCCCATCACTACCGATGGGATTTTTTATGGTGACGAAATGTCAAAGTTAGAGGCGGTGAACGCCTATATTCAGCAGCGAGTGGCGAACAATAACAGGCTTATTGAGCGGCAGCGTCGCGAGTTTGGCGGGAAGAACCTTGACCAAAAGCACGATAGGCTTTGGTCGGAGTGTGGGTATAGCCAGGAGATTACAGCAGCAGATTTCCGCTTCGCCTATGAGCGATATCCGTTAGCAACTGCGGCGGTTAACCTTGTGCTCAATAAGTCGTGGCAAGGCATGCCAACCGTTCTTGAGCGCGATGCTGATGATGAGGCAACATCTCCATGGGAAGTGTCGGTAAACAAAATCCTCAAGAAGTCAGCCCCGTTCATTAAGGATGCCGACAAGCGCAACCTGATCAACCGTTACTCAGGCCTGCTGCTTCAGATAAATGATGGCGGCCAATGGCATGACCCTGTTAATGTCACCAAAACAGGCAGAATTAAAGATGCGGCAATCGTCAGGCTAATCCCATGCTGGGAGGAGCAATTACGTGTTTCACGGTGGCAAAACGACGAATCAAAAGAAGATTACGGCCAACCTTTGATGTTCGAATACCAGGAAAGCGCCGTTGATGATTTTGATAACGATGGTAAGCCAAAGCGATCGGTTCAAATCCACCCTGACCGTATCATCACCCTAGCAGAGGGTAGTTTCGATGGAAGTATCTTCTCTGGCATTCCTCTAATTCGGGCCGGATTTAACGCTTTAATAGACTGCGCCAAAATTACCGGAAGTTCAGCGGAAGGGCTTCTCAAAAACTCATCACGTCAATTATCTATATCCTTCAACAAAGATAATGTATCTGTGCAATCCCTTGCGCAGCAAATGGCCGTTACGGTAGATGAGCTGCCAGATATCCTTAATGAAGATATAGAAAGAATAAATGGCGGGATTGACGCGGCGATGTTTGGGTTTGGCAATGATGTGGATGTGCTGTCAGTAACCATGAACGACCCTGAGCCGTTCATGTACGTAGCGGCCAGTCAATTTGCTTCATCAGTCAACATCCCACTTAACTCATTACTCGGCAGTCGCAGCGGCGTGCTTGCGTCCGCAAATGATGAGCAGTCACTTGCCATGATGGCAATGCAACGTCGTGACGGGTGGCTTGATTATCTTATCTCTGCATTTGTTGAGCGTTTAATTAAATTTGGCATCATCGATAAATCGCCGGAGAATGGTTATTACTGCAAGTGGAATGACTTGCTGGAGCCTACGCAGAACGACAAGGCAGAATTGATTGTCAAGCTGGCGCAAGCTGCGCAGAGCGCTGCGAATGCAGGTTTGGACCCAATACTGACGGCAGATGAAATTCGCTCATTCCTTGGTCTTGATCCAATAAAATTGCCAGGCGGCATGAGTGAGGATGACCCATCACAAGAGGAGTGATGATATAATAAATGTGCAGCTAGGGGGCGCCCTAAAAGATGAACGTAGACATCCTGCTGCATCCTCAATCTACGAACCTACTACGAGGTTAATCATGGCAAAAAGACTCACCACGGAAGACTTCATTTCTCGCGCCAGGCAAAAACATGGCGATAAATACATTTATGATAAGTCTGTGTTTTCTGGAACGAAAAAACAAGTAACGATAACCTGCAAAAAACATGGCGATTTTACTCAAAAAGCGGAATGCCATCTCGCTGGTTACGGCTGAGAACTTTGCGCCAGAGATGTTCGGGCAAGAAAGTTAATGACATCAAATGATGAATTTATCTCTAAAGCTAAAATGGTTCATGGTGATAAATACTCATATGACAAGTGCATATACTCAGGAAATCACAGGAAGGTGTTGGTAACATGTCAAAAGCATGGTGACTTTTCACAACAACCGGCAAACCATCTATCAGGAAATGGCTGTCCATCATGCAAGCTTGAGCTCCTGTCTGAAAAGTTCAGCGATAATAAAGCCTCATTCATAACAAAAGCAAGAGCAATTCACGGAAGAAGATACTCATACGAGAAAGTTAATTACATGAAAAGTTCAATAAAAGTGTGTATTACGTGTCATATCCATGGGGATTTCTATCAGACACCTAACTCGCACTTGTGGGGGTCCGGTTGTAATAAATGCACAACTTATGGGTTTAAACCTGCAAGTGTATATGTGGCTGAAATGGATGGGGCGTGCAAGATAGGTGTAAGCAACAACACTGAAAGAAGAATGAAAAGCATATCAAAATCAGCAGGGAAAACTGTCGCTGTGGTTGCTGAGTACTCATTTCCATCATGGGCTGACGCGAGAAAGGCTGAATCAATGATACACAAAGAAATAAAACATAAAAATGCAGGGTTAACCGGATTTGATGGGGCGAGAGAATTTTTCAATATATCAACCCATGAGGCGGCCGACTTGGTTTTAAAGCATGGAGGAAGAGTGAAATGAAAATTCTCAGACTTAACGCCCGCCTGCCACAGCCAAGGGTGTCGCAAAGCCTGACTGACCCGTTAGGATCAGCGCCACGGCTTAATAAGATGGATAAGGATATCACCACCAGGTACAAGCGCATTCGCACAGCTCTGCTTGACCTGTTCCGCAGCATTCCAGTAAGTGAAAGAAATGCTGAATCAAGTGGTAATTATTATTATGATTTCAGCGCCTCGCGTGCTGCGTCTTTTATGGATGAACTGCAACGCCTGCTTGATCAGTTTTTGCTTGAGGGTGATACATTCGATCATGGGCAGATGTGGGCGAATATTTATATTGGCGACGCATGGGCTGCCGGAACTCAAAAAGCAAACTCAGAACTGTCAAGCCTGTCAAATCTATACGCTGAGCAGCGACCCATGGCATCCATCCTGTATAGCGAGCCATATCTTGACCGTCTGCAACTGGCGTACACTCAGGGGTACTCTGACTGGTCTGGGCTAAGTGACTACACCAGGCAGCAGGTTGCATCGGTTGTAATGGAGGGCATTGCTCGTGGTGCTAACCCTCGTGATATTGAAAGCGATATCGTCAAACGCGCCGACGTATCGCAGAGTTACGCTCGCTCTATAGCGCAGACCGAGATAACTGGCGTGCTGCGTGAGTCAAATCGCAAGGAAGTGATTGAAGCGCGCGAGACGCTTGGCATTGAAACCATCATGCTCTGGCAGTCGGCGTTGATGAAGACCACCCGCGTTGCTCATGCCGCGCGTCATGGGAAGTATTACACCCCGGAAGAGATTGATGAGTTCTACAGCGAAGGCGCAAACCGCCGTAACTGCCACTGTGCGCAAACCCCAGCACTGGTGATGGATGGCAAGCCTGTGATACTTGAAAAAACGCAGGAAAGACTCGATAAGCAGCGTGAAGCATGGCAGGACACACACAAGAAAGCCACCTGATGGCGGCCTTTTGTTAAATCTTAGTTTTCTTGTTGTTTGCCAATGGAAACTTCTTATCAACAAAGTCAGTCATCTTAATCCTGAGGCGTCTTACATAATAGCCCCAGTCATCGGCTTTATTCAGTATCACCTCGACAACCAAAACAATGAAAAATAGTGGCGCCATAACAATTCTTCCGGCAAGGCTTTTCTTGCTCATTCTGTACATATCAATCCTCCAGCTTCATGCCAGGCACTTTTCCAGCAGCAACGAGGTCGTAAATTTCCTCGGCAGCAGACTGGCACCATCCTGTTAACATAATTGCTTTCACTGCCTCTTCGCGCTTCAGCTCTGCTTCTGAGCGGATTTGGCGGGTAGGGCGGAATGTGACGTCGCCAATGTTATAGGCATCCTCCATGCCGCTTTCTTTCAACTTAACTACAACAATTTGACCGCTTGCGAAGAGTATTTTGCATGACTGCCATTCATCGCCAGCCCATGAGCGTTCGCACACGAAACCAACTGGAGGCATCACGCCCTCGCCATTCCAAACCGTTGCAGAATCCTGGCCAATGCACTCATTCAGGTCGGCTTCGTCATCGGCCTTGGGCTGTACTGCTTCCTGCGGCTGGTGCAGGCGGTAGGCGATGATGTCAGAATCAGTTCCTTCATGATTCCAGCGCCAACAGTCTGCAATATTGGTGGACATTCTCCCACCGTGCCCGAATATAACATCAACCATTTCACTGGCATCCACCGGGCATTCACCACCACCCCACTCAATCCAGCCTTCATTTTTGGCGGCCAGCGCGGCTTCGTACTGTTCGCGGGTGACCGCATTTGTGTAACTGAATGGGTGTTTATGACTGTCCCATGCGTCGGATGCTACAGGTAAAGTAAATCCATGTGGCGACTGACCATCGAAGAACACGCGTCCGCATGATGTAGAGGATATTTTAATAACACCCTCCGGCCAGCCACCGCGCTTCGGCAGTTCTTCAGCCAAAATATCAATCAGATTCATTTCTTATCTCCGTTATAAATGCTTTTCAGTTCATCCATCACATTCAGCCATGCTGCATGCTCATCCATGCCGCGCATCACCAGCCTTACGTAGCGATTACGGGCCTTAAACATCAGTAGCGGGCACATTATTTGTCGCCCACCGTTGACAGGCAGACTTCACGGGCGACGGCGGCCACTTCTTTCGGTGTCTTGTCTGTCATTTTGTATGCCCCATCAACGATGGCCTTGCTGAGTTGGTTAAATTCAGCGCTATACTGGCCTCCAAAAGAAACAATCAGCGCGAGCTGCTTTGATACGCCAGCATCACGGGCTTCTGCTGCCGCTTCACCGAACTCACCAACTGCATTGCAAAACTCGCCAGCCGACGCACCAAATGAAGCCATTGCGAATACTGCTGCTGCGATTAATTTTTTCATTTTTTACTCTCCTGTGTTTGTGTATCTACATCATCGCTTACGATTCAATCTACGTCAAGACTATTGTGATAAAATAATCTGCATCACCGGAGGTAACAAATGAAACTATCGCAGCGTGGCATTGATTTAATTAAACAATTCGAGGGTTACAGCTCGAAGGCATATCCAGACCCAGCCACTGGCGGAGCGCCGTGGACTATCGGTTACGGCACAATCAAAGGCGTTAAGCCAGGCATGATTATCACCGCTGAACAAGCGGAAAAGATGCTGCGTGACGACGTAGCGAAGTTTGAAAGCGGCGTCTCATCACTCATCACCGCCCCAACCACTCAGGGCCAGTTTGATGCAATGGTGTCGCTGGCCTACAACATTGGCCTTGGTAACTTTGGTAAATCAACTCTGCTGAAAAAGCATAATGCCCGCTGCTACACCTGCGCCGCCGACCAGTTCCGGGTATGGAATCGCGCTAATGGCAAGGTCATGAACGGACTCACAAAGCGCCGCGCAGCTGAACGTCAGGTCTACATGTCATGAGGCGCCTAACTAACTGGCTTATCGGTATCTGGATGGCAATATGCTCTGCCCTCCAGGTATTCCCTGATGTGGCGATGCAGGTCTGGATGATGATGCCTGACGACCTCAAGAGCGCATTGCCACCATTTACGGTTAAGGCAATCAGCCACTCCGTGCTGGTCATCTCCATGCTTGCGAAGATGCACGGCATGAAGAAAGAGAATAAGGCGCTGAAAAATGATTCTGCAAATCCTCAAGGCTAAATGGAAAGTTGTTGCCGCTATCATTGGCGTCGCACTTCTGGCTCTGATTGTCTACGGAAAGTGGGTCAATTACGGGAGGGAGAAATATCACTCTGGATATCTGGCCGCCGTAGAGGCGCAGAAGGTCAAAGACAAAGAGGCAAGCGAACAACATGAGCAAGACAAAAAGACCATCGAGCAGGAAGCGCAAAACCGCATTGATGCCGCGCGTGCTGATGCTTCCGCTGCTGCTGTTAAGTCTGGCAGGTTGCAGCAACAGCTCACCACAATCAGAAAGCAGCTCCTCGATTATTCCAGAACTGAGTCCATTGGCAATCCAGCCGCCAGTACCGGAGTTTTGCTCTCCCAACTGCTCAGCGAATCTGTCGAAAGAAATCGACAACTGGCAGAATATGCTGACTCAGCAAGAGAAGCAGGATTGACTTGTCAGGCGCAATACAATTCCCTGCGCAACAAAAAAGCCCCGTAAGGGGCTTTGTTTGGCTTGGTAGACTAAACAACGAAGCCGATATTTTCGCCGTCGAGTTTTGCGGCAATTTCAACCTCAATAATCATGGTGGCAATCTTTCCTCTCGATTGCGTGCTGGTGTCAGTTTTCACCACGCCGCCAACAATTCTTCCATCCTGGTCTACCACTTGCAGGCGCCCGTCAATAATCTCCTGATGTAGCCAGATTTTCCCAGGGTCTTTCGCTGCTTGTACTGTCATTTTAAATCCTCATAGAGTGGTTTCATTTCATAGCCAAACATGACCGCGTTCTGATGCTCAACACTACCAGCAAACGCCAGATAGCGGCGACCACGATTGCTTGTGATGATGTAGGCTGCTGGTTCGCTGAGCCTCGGAATGTGGTAATCACGCTGAGCAGGCTCCTGTAACTCTACCATATCAATTTCAATGCGCGGCACGGGGTCTTGTATTGGCATCACTTTACCTCCCCATTCAGTTCGTTAACAATTAACGTTGCATAGCCAGCAATATCTTTCCAGCTGTCGTCATATGTCGGGTCGCCATTCAGGATGCGACCGATTTTATGCTGAATCATGTCGAGCGCTTCCTTCTGGCTCGCCGTCAGGTTGCTCCAGCCGTCAACGTCTCGCATGGTGTCTTTCAGTGACTGCATGATATCCGCGCCGTCTTTGAATTTACCATAGCGGTTGCCGCGCTCGGTGATGAGGGCTTCTGTTGAGATGGTGCGCCAATTCAAGTCATCATCAGTTACTGGCTCACGATGGGCGATAACAATATCGCCAGCCTTTTCGATATCCTTATCTCGCCCTGCATAATCCGCGCTGAGGTAGTGGATTTTTCCACTGGTTGCTGACTTCACAGCAAGAACGGCATCTTCATGACCACTAAAATAATCAGCACTTCCTTTCAGGTATTTGTATTTCATCACTCCACCCTCAGCGTAACTTTGTTTTTCTCATCCACGCTGAAGTGCTCACGCACAAACGCATACATTTCTTCAGCGCTCCATTCCCGCATTGCTACATAGCAGTGCGCGTAATATCTGACATCTCGCAGGCTTAACGGCTGTCGCTTAGCGATAATATCAGTCAGTACTTCCAGTGGTTCTTTGCGTTGTCTCGCCATTGCCGCTCTCCTGTGAAATCATCTTGACTAATCTACGTCAATTAGTCAATACTAGGTGTTGTAGATTATAACATCTTAATGCGAGTGATGTGGAATGAAAAAGTGGCAGGAGGTGACAGAGGTTCATAAGCGCGATTGCCGGGAGACTCTGCAAATGCTTAATGTTCCAGAGTCAATCATTAAATCTATCGAGCAGCGCATTGACCTTGCTGCTATGGAGGCCGCCCATGAAGCCGAGGAAGCGCAAATGTTGTCATGGATGGACAGAACTCTACCGGGCGTTTTACATCGTGGTAAGACTACCGATTGAAGATGATGACGGGTATCTGCACAACCATAGTCAGGTGCTCAAATATTATGGCGTTCACTACAAAGTGCTGATGGAGAGAAAAAATGAATACTGATCAGGTGTACGAAAAAGAATTGCTGAACAAGCTGGAAGAACTCGACCGCACTCGCGCATGGATTGAAAGCGAATTGCGCGAGGTTCGCAACCGCATGCAACGGCAGGTTAACCGCGAAATTATCGAATGGCGCGAGGGGCGCCCGCATTTCAGCAATATTGGTGAATGGGTGGCGAAATGAGCAAGGCCAGCACCCTGCATCAGTTAATCATGGCTGATATCAGGGAAAACAACGCAAGGGCCAGATGGCAGCGAAACCAGCCTGACCGCCGAACATTGAAGCAAAAGCTACATCCTAAGCGCAGAAGGCCAAACAGAAAGCGAGATTATCGCAGGGATAGAGTTTTGCGTAAACTTTGTGATATTCAGATGAAATTTTTTATTATTAATGGGCTGAAAAAATGAAACCAATGATGGGCAGCAATGGGCTGCTTGAGTGCCATAAATGCGGGAGCCTTGATGTTTACGCCTGCGTAAAGGGTTCGGCGTGGATTATTGAGTGTAATGATTGCGGAAAGAAAGGTGGCGAATATCTCCGCCTTTGCACCGCGGTGAGGTCATGGAATACCAGGGGTGGCCAGCTATACACGGTCGAAGACTACAAGCATGATGCACTGGAGCGTAAACATGGACTTTAAAACGCAAATACTCACGGTGATAGAGCGCTGCGGCGGCGCAACCAATGCCATGATACGCAAGCAGACTGGCATGACAAACCGAGCCAGCGTTACTGGTTATCTGATTGAGCTTGAGGGCATGGGATTTATTATTAAAGAGGAAAGCGTAAGCCATGGCAGGCGCTGCTTTAAGTATTTCCTCAATCCCGATAATACCGCGCTTGACCTGGCAATTCAGACATATCTTGAGGCGAATCCCGGGCGCAAGAGCAAGCAGATAGCGGAGGCTGTCGGCGTCAACTACACCATCCTCAAGGCACGCATGCGCTATCTGGCAAGCATTGGTCAGGTTGATCGTGAAATGCTTCCCGGCGGCGCATGGAAATATTACTGGCAGGAGATCATCCCGTTTGGCATGAGCCGTGACAGGATGATGTTTGAAAAGTTGCTGGCCGGGGCGCGCCAGTCATGTGGGCGGTAAAGCATAAATCAGGAACCGTGCTGTTTGTCACCAACTGTGAACGCACGGCCAATAATCGTAGAGAGATGGGGTGGATAGTGGAAGAGCTAACAGCAATAGAGAGATTGAAGAAAATAAATGAAGATAATAAGCGAGTTGTTACGGTAAGTGTTGGCGTTTTAAAGGCAGCGCTTAGCGAGATAAAAGCGCACGTAGCCATGAATGGTGAGGGTCTCCTGACCCGCGCTGTTATTAGAGCTTTAGAGGAGAATATTAACAAATGAAACTACAACTTAACGAAATCATGGAAGCAACAATCAGCGAACTGGATGACATTGATATGACGCTTGCCTTTGAGATTGAGGCTATCGAGCGTCAGCTTTCTGGCAACCATGATGCAGGCAGAGTATGGAAAGAGAAGGCCATGAAGGCGCGTGACCATATGAAGCGCACCCGCGCGCTGGTTCGCACTCGCCTTGATAAGCTCTACTACGGCGAAGAGAGAATGTTGCATGGCGCCATTCTGGCTGAAATCCGCAAAACGATGCCTGTCGGGAAATTCATGGATGCCGTAAACCGCGCAAAAGTTAACTGCGGAATGTTAAATAAGAATAGTCCTCAATAAATTATCTTCCGTGGCTGTTACCTTGCACTCAGGAGGTAGCAGCCATGCCAATCATACTGATATCATTCTTTGCTACTCTTTTCGCTTTTACCGCGTCTCCGCTTTACCTTCTCGCGTCCGTTTCGTGGTGCATATTCATGGTGTGTTATAATCCGGGCATAAAGTAAGCGCGGAGAAAGGTCATGATTGTCAAAATTGGCGACAAGTGGGTCGTTAAATCTAAGGATGGCTCGCACCAGTTTGGCGAGTACGACACCGAAGAGGCGGCGAAAAAGCGCCTTGCTGAGGTGGAGGCATTCAAGCACATGAATAATAAATTACAGGTTAACATCCTGTACACCATCAACTCGGCCGGCAACATCAGTGAAAAAATCATTGATGGTGACCCGCATTATGTCATCAAGAATGTTGTGCCGGTGGTAGATGACATTGTCATGAATGGCGGCCTGTACCCTGGCGATGAGATTAAAAAATCATTTCATGGCCTTGATGGTAAGCCGGCGCCATATGACCACCCGAAGATTGACGGTAAATATGTGTCGGCCAACATGACGCGAGCGGCCAATCAGTTCAGTGTTGGTGCATGGATTGAGAACTCATCTCATGACGGCAGCAAGGCGCTGGTAGACCTTTATATTAACAAGGTGGTAGCTGAGCGATCTGATAAAGGCAGGGAGTTACTATCGCGTATTGATGGCCTCAAAATTAACGGCGCCGATGCTGAACCTGTTCAGGTGTCTACCGGTTTGTTACTCAACCGCGAGCAGGCATCGGGAACCTCTAAGGGTAAAAAATATTCCTGGATTGCCCGAAATATGGAGTGGGACCACCTCGCCATTCTTCCTCCGGGTGTGCCTGGGGCGGGAACGCCAGAAGATGGAGTTGGTATTTTTGCCACCAATGGCGAAGACATTGAGCGTGTTGTAGTTAACCTTGAGGAATCGGCAATGCCAGACGAAAGTGCAAACAAAATCAAATGGTGGCGGCGTGCCATCAACTACATCACCAGAAATAGCGACCTGTCATTTGATGAGATTGCCGATCAGATACGTGGAAAAATAAAAGATGAGTTATCCCAGGATAGCTGGCCTTTTGTGTTTGCTGTTTATGATGATAAGTTTGGCGTTGAGATTGATGGCGTCAAGTATATGCAGTCCTACGTTATTATAAATGATGTGGTACAATTAGTCGGTGAACGGGTTAAGGCTGTTTATAAGACAGAGCTTGAACCGGTAAAAACAACTCAAGGGGAAATCTCAATGACTAACGAGGAATTACAGGCTGTATTAGCCGATGCCCTCAAACCGGTTCAGGAATCGTTGACCGCAGTCAACCAGAAACTGGCCGATGTGGAGGCGCAAAACAAAACTCTGCGCGACCAGCTGCAAGCCAATGCCGCACAGGAAGAAACCGCAATGCGCGCCGCCATTATGGCTGAGCTGAAGTTGCCGGAATCTGCTGTTAATGCGCTGACTGGCGAAGCACTGCGTGAAACCTATGCACTCACCAGTAAAGCGGCCCCTATTTCCGGCGGGTTCCAGCCGAACCGCGCCGAAGAAGATTTTGATATGGAGGCACCTGAATAATGGCTACTATCCGTTATGGCACCATCATCGGCGGCCCGGCCCGCAAAAATGACCCGCAGATTCGTGAAGGCATCATGAAGGCAGCGTTGAAGCCGGGCGCACTGGTTGACTTCGATACTGCCGATGACAAAATCATCGCACACGCTACCACTGGTGGTCAGGGTTTCCCTTATGTGCTCCAGCATAACTACCTCGGTGGTGGTGATGTATCTGAAGATGTTCCCGCTGGCGCTACTGGCATGGCTGTGCAGTGTGAATTTGGCGTCACCTATCACGCACTGGTTGCTAAAAGCTCCGAATTGAAGAAAGGCACTCCGCTGGCAAGTGATGGCACTGGTGTGCTGAAAGTTGCCGCTAATAAGGAAAATATCCTGTTCTATTCCGATGAAACTTATACCGTTGCCTCTGAGGGCGCTGAGCTGGTTGCAGTTCGTCGCGCTGGCAATGCTTCCATTCCTGCTGGAGAAATGTAATGGAAAAGATTATTTTTACCAAAGACTTGGTAGCCAACTCCGCAGTAGTGGCTGACCAGTGGAAACATCTGACCATCGACCGCAAGATGTTCTGCAATGCAGAGGCTGAGCTGGCGAAAACCTACGGTGTGAACGCCACCGCGCTGGTAACGAAAGATTACTGGCGCGACGTGGATAACGTCACCACCCGCGTTTTCCGCAACGAAGCTGGTCAGGATATGATGGCTGACCTGATGGGCATCGCGGCAAACATCAATATCGGTAAGACTGTAGCAATCAGCCGCATTGCTTCCGATGCTGGTAAGGTCGTCCGCACACTGTCTGGTCAGGAACCGGAAGATTTGGATAAAACTCGCTACGATTACACTGGCGATGTGATTCCAATCTTTAAGACTGGATACAGCCGCGAATGGCGCGAACTGCTGGGTATGCAATCTGAAGGTTTTGACCCGCTGCTGGATGACCAGGCTAACGTCACCTTCAACCTGCGTTCCGATATGGCGCAGTACCTGCTGACCGGCGACCAGACTCTGAACGTGAACGGCGTGTACACTGGTTACGGTATCACCAACCACCCGAACACCATTCAGGTTAACCTGAGCACCGATTCCCTCGGCCTGAATATCGACCTGCAAACCGCAACGCCAGATGAAATCGTGACCTTCTTCAATCAGGATTTCCAGGCTATTCTGGATGCGCAGAACGTATTTGAGCAGGTGACTCTGTGGGTTTCCCCGGCAGTGCGCCGCAGCTTCATGCGTCCGTATTCTGATGCTGCTGGCTTTAAAGGTGGCACCGTTGAGCAGTACATCACTCAGTTCGGCAATGGCCGCATCGGTAAGATTGGCACCAACTTCCTGCTGACTGGCAACCATTTCGTTGGTTACGTTCGCAACGACATGTACATCCGTCCGCGTGTTGCTCAGCCTGTTTCCACCTATGCGGCAGCCCGCGCCAACCCGCACGATAACTTTAACTTCCTCGTGTGGTCTGCTTTTGGTCTGCAGATTCGTAAGGATGCTACCGGCAAGTCCAGAGTGTTCAACGGCTACGGCACACAAACTCCGCGGTAATAGAAAGGGGCGAAAGCCCCTTTGTGAATTTGAGGTGAATAATGACTAAGTACGAAGTCATCGCACGCGGAATCTTTGTTAAAGAGAAAGGCAAGATTCGTGAATTGCAGCTTGGCGAGGTTATCACGGAACCTGCTGAACATCTGATGTCAAAACTGCGCGTCATGCCAGAACTGGAAAAGTCTTTCGAAGTCGCAACCCCGCAAGAAAAGACGACAAAGAAAAAGAAAGCAGAGTAAACTAAACCCGCATTATGCGGGTTTTTTATTGGGGGTTTCTATGGCTGTAAGATAAAAGAAAAGCCCCGTTGCGGGGCTTTTGATTTCTACAGACGCATAGGCATAACAACAATCTTCGCATTCTCGCCAGATGGCGCACTAAGACAGCAAACTGCGGCATTTGTATTCCCATTCAATTCAAACTTAACGCCACAGAATTTAGGATTAAACAGCCTGGCCACTTTCTCAACGTCAACCAGATAGCCAGCATTGAAGCCAATTTCCTCTGCTGCTTTCGTTCCCTTTGGTATCACGCAGTCAATGTCAGGGAATCTGCCGTCAATCTCTTCGCAGATGCCAGCGCCAACCATCACGCCAGCTTCATCATGATACGTTGCAATTTTCGACTTGGTATCAATGATGGCGTAGTCATAGCGTTTTGTTGGAGGTTTGCCAATCTTGATGATCACATTTTCCGTCAACTTATTTTCATGATTGCCGCCAATGAATGCGCGATGACCGTCAGTAGCGGCAACTCGACCATCAGGCATAAAGCAAATGCCATTCAGGTAGTAGCGCACATCGTTGCGTGCCTGAAATATTAATGCTGATTCAAGTAATAGTTTGTTGATTTTTAGTTTCATCACTTCACCTTTATCATGTGTTGTTTTGCAACCTTCAGGCATTCATCGAAAATCTTGCCATTCTTTTCACTCTGGTTGCTCCTGTAGTGGGTAATTGCGGCCTCTATAGCCGCGTTGTCGATGCCTGGCAGTTTTTCGCGCAGGTTTTTCTCTATGAATTGCTCGGGGTTCATTAAACTGACCTCATGAATGCTTTAATGAATTCCGCTGCGACTTGCGTAGATATTCCACTGCTTTAAAAAGCAACACTTCATCGTCCTTGATTACTCCAAGCATATGGTTGCATCCCCGACACAGTAACCCCCTGACCTTACCTGAAGCGTGACAGTGGTCAACGTGCAGTTGATGAGAATATCTTTCACCGGGTTCATCTCCGCATATGGCGCATCTGCCTCCTTGAGAATCCAGCATCTCGACATATTCTTCTTTGCTAATCCCGTACTTTCTTTTTATGTGTCTCCACCTATCTCTATCTTCATTAACGCCGTACCTCTCCTTTTCGTAATTCGGATTTTTATCTCGCCATTCCTTTGTTTTCTTCGTTCTGCACTTAGTACATTTTGAGGTGTAACTTCCCCTGCGCTTATCAAACGTAAACTCGGAAATAGGTTTTTCTTCGGCGCACTCAGAACAAGTCTTCAATAGCCCCTCTGAAAGCGGCGATGAATTCGGCAGCGCACTGGGGTACGATTGCATTGCCGTATCCTCTGAGGCGGGCAACGCGCGCCGGGATGTCTTTTCCAAGCGGGAATCCGATTTCTTCAAAGGCTGCTGCAACGCACGGATCGCCGCTATGTCCCATTCCACCGGGAACCCCATCAACCATCTGCTGTGTCCAGGCCTCAACTGGCCTGAACTTTCCATCCCGGCATCCGATCCAGTCAGCATCTGACCAGAAGCCGTGATGCGGATTGGTCCAACCTTCCACACTTCCCGCCCCAGCAGGCTGCTTGTAGGCACGTTCAAGCATTCCTTCCCATCCTTGTGGTCGCGTGTCGTTGGCGTCGGCCACGCGGCCAGCTTCGCCTGTCCGGGTAGCTTCAGGCATATCTTTCTGTCCTTCCCGCTGTAGCAATGCGTGCTGCCGGTTGTGTCGTTTACTATTGGTGTCGCCCAGTTGCCGCGCTCCAAAGAACAGCCTGTCTCTTTTGTGCGGGGCACCGACGCTGCCCGCTGGCAATACTGCCGACCCGCAGGCGTAGCCTTTGTCTTCCAAGTTAAGGAATACAAAATCGAGCCAGTGCTTTCCAATTGCTGCCGCAACCTGCTCTCCAAACAGCAATTGAGGCTTGCACTCTCTGATGAGCCTGAGAAATGCTGGGGCAAGGTGCCGCTCGTCGTCAAATCCGAGAGACTTACCGGCAACGCTAAACGGCTGGCAAGGTGGTGATCCTGTCCAGAGCTGAGTGCTTGCTGGTATTCCAGCCAACTGGAGTGCAAGGGGCCACCCTCCGATTCCGGCAAAGAAGTGACACTGTGTAAATCCTTCCAGGTCTGAAGGGGTGACTTCGGTGATTGATCGTTCATCGACATATCCGTAAGGAATTAGTTTATTGTTAATTAACTCTCGCAGCCACGCCGCTGCACTTGCGTCCCATTCGTTGTAGTAGCTGGCTGTCATCACAGCTTCTCCAGAATAGCCAGGACTTCACTCAACTCAGCGGAAGGAAGGCGCAAAAATTCTTCTGTCTCCTGTGCCACATGACCCTCAGCGACAACCATATGGTCTGCTTCTTTCAGCAACTGAATCAGGCGGTCAATCGGCTTAACTTTTTTGGCCTTGAGCGTTTTAGCCGTCACCTTATCTTTGCCCTGCGCTTTCGCTTCCTCAACGGCGGCATCAATAACGTTAACGGCATCATCGCCATGCTCACGTGCGACCGCAACGGCGTTGGCATAGCTGATTTGGCCTGCATTGATACGCTGCTTGATGGCATCAGGTACGTCACCAAGTGACAGGTGCATCTGCACATCAGAAACTGAGCGACCGACCTTCTTGGCGATTTCTTCATTCGTCCACCCGAACCCTTTGAGGCGCACATAAGCCTTTGCACGCTCAAGCGGGTCGAGTTGCTTGCCCTGACTTGAAGACACCATGAAGGCGATTTTATCCGCCTCATCGCCGGTGAAGTCTTTGCACTCAATTCGCGCAATTGGCACGCCGCGCTCAATGGCACGCAGTGCTCCAAGGTAACGATGCTGGCCGTCAAGAATCTTGATGCGCTTTCCGTCGGCATCAGGAATAACAGTTAACGCCGGGATTGGCTGCCCTGATTCCCAACACTGCGCGAAGTATTCAACGTGCTGCTCATCGGCTTCGCGGATGTTGTACCCCGGCTCAAGGTAAAGCTGGTCGACAGGGACCTGATAACCTTTGTTGACCACGATTCCGCCGCGAGTTTCTTTGTCTGAGTAAATTTTTCCGAGAGATGTCATCTTTCCCTCACTTTGATAAACAGATTGCACTGGCAATGGCGAATCCGATAACGATTAACGCCAGCTTGATTTTGAACTTATCCCACGCCTTCAGGTCTTCTTTTCGTATTTCGTTGCGGATCATTTTGATTCTCCGAGTGCTTTTTTGATAGCTTCTCGTGCGATGGTTATTGCATGCTCTGGCCCATATTCTTCATCATCTGCAACTCTAACTAATAAACCCTTCAACGCTTCCAGTAATTCCGGAGCAGCGGCAATCAGGTCAGCATCTTCGCGCCGATATACTGTGTCACAAATGCATTCACCGTCAGTGCCGAAAGTCACCTCGAGGTGTACAAGTGCAGGATTGTTCCAGTGTTTCCCAATAGTGTTTACACGCCATGGCCCCGGCGTACCTTTGAATTCATTCATCCTCATCACCTCTAACGTTTATTGTTGTTTCTACGTCATCACTATAGCGACACCCTCAATCTACGTCAACACTTTATGATAAAATTAAACCAACAAAACTCAACCCGCGCTGTTCCGTGCTGAAAAACGTAAGGCGGCGAAATTGGATATAGCAATCGGCGTTATCGTCATGGCGCTTTCGCTGGTTCAGGTGTACAGATGCTGGAAGTTCATCATTCGGAGAATAATTAATGAGAGACGCGCTTCAGCACGCCGCAAACCAGATAATTAGTGGCACTGTCGGCCAGGTAATCGACAAAGCCGGTTACACATCCATCGGTACAGGTCTTGGCCTGAAGGTGGCAGAGCAGACGCCGGTCGCACAATCATACATTGCCTCAATGATCCCCCACTCGATTACCGAGTGGGCAGCGGTAGCCTCTATACTTGGCGCGCTGTCACTGGTGGCAAAAAACCTTTTTGAGATGTGGTGGAAGATTCGGGAGAGCAAAAAGAATGGCAGCACCGACAGCAAGTGAACTTGTCGCCGCCATGGCGTCAAGAGGCGTGACTATCACCACAGCAGACGCAACGGGAATCCTGTGTCTGGTGGCGAGCATCACAGAGTGTCTTGAGCTTAATTACCCTGAAGACACATGTAGGCAGGATGCAATTCTGCTATGGGCCTCAATCCTTATCGCCTCAAATACAGCCGGAAGATACATAACCAGCCACCGGGCGCCATCTGGTGCGTCGCAGTCATTTGGCTATGGCAGTAAGCCGTGGATGGCCCTTTACAATCAGATGAAGCTACTCGATACGGCAGACTGCACAGGCGACCTTGTGGAAGAGCCTGATGGGGCAGCAAAGCCGTGGTTTCGTGTTGTCACCGGGAGTAAGTGCAGATGAAAACGTCAACATTAACTGTAAATATCGCAATCCGTAAATGGTGCATGCCGCTGCTGGTTATTCTGGTATTGCTGCGCCTTCCTGTTCCGCGCTGGATTTATACTCTTGAGGCCGCACCATGTCAGCGATAGCGAGATGGAGCTATACGCAGCCATGCACAATCTGGCGGCTTACTGGCAAGGATAAGTATGGCAAGCCAACATTCGCCGCGCCAGAGTCCATCATGTGTGATTATGGCTTCGATAAGAATCTGACCACCGGCACAGCTGGCAATGAGATTGCACAGAAAAACACATTCTGGACGGAATACCAGGATGCGTCTGTTGGCGACTTCATCATGCTTGGCACCATTACCAGTGCTGACCCTTTGGCTGCCGGAGCTGACCAGATTAGAAACGTCGTGAATTACGGCAATACACTAAATCGCAACGACCTTCCTGATTTTGCGCTGGTAACGGGGTAATGTATGGCCGCCAAAATGAGAGGTATCCAGCAGGCGATTAAGCGCACCCAGCAGATAGTCGGTGAGATTACTGGTGAGAAGGCGGTATCAGCAATAAAAGCCGCCAACTACATCATCAGGACTGAATCGGCCTCCATGACGCCAGTAGCCACGTCAACGCTGATAAACAGCCAGTATGATACCGTTGAGGTTAATGGCACCAGGATAACTGGCAGGATTGGCTATTCTGCCAACTACGCCCTGTATGTCCACAATGCACCAGGCAAACTGCTGGGTACGAACACGCCACGCACAGGGCGGCTCAAAGGGAAGGGTAACGTGTGGGATAAGAGTGGCGAGCCTAAATTCCTTCTCAAGGCTGGCGAAAACACACGCGAGCTTGTCGATCAGGTAATTAAAAAAGAGATGGCGCTAAAATGAGAGATATGCTTGAGCTTGTTGACCAGTACCTTAGCGATGCCGGTCTTTATGATGGGTGGACTTCTCAGCTTGAGTTCTGGAACGATACCGAAGTTGGCACAGACCGGTTTATGGTGCTGCAATCCAATGGTGGTACGAACGTAAGCAAAGACCTCAGCAATGATTATTATTTTTCGCTCTATGTTGTCGGCCAGCAGGGTCAGTACAACATCGAGGAGACAAAAGCAAAAGCGCTTGATGTCATCGCATACATCAAGGAGCATCCCGTTGATAGCTGCATTGGTATGATTCAGCTACAGGCGCCGCTTGGTCGCCCCACGCTTACGACAGAGAAAAGGCCTGTTTATGAGTTGCTGCTGAGGGTTGTTTTTGGTGAATAAAAAAGGCCGCTGATGCGCGGCTTTTAATAATCATTACTACATAATAAATAATCAATGGCATCGCCAAGAGATTCGAATCTGGCATCATATCTCCCGGCAGAATTTGCAACAATATACCACTTCCCGACCTTTGATATACCAGCAACCCTGCTATTATTTTGGTCAGCTATGCGCCAGTAATCATCGTGGATTTTTTGGATTTGTATCATTGCGCTCCCCAAAGATGGTTCCCGCGACAGGATTCGAATTATTGTTGTGGCCCTGGTGCCTCCAGGTTGCTGGTCGGTAAA